GCGGCGTGGTAGTATTCTCGGAAATAAGGGCTTTCAGGCCCGACCGGGATGGTGATGCGGGCGGCAGGGTTGCCCTCGACGCGGACTCGGTAGCGCGGCAGGCCAGATGCGGCCTGTTCGATTTTCAACCCCGGCCAATCCGCGCGCATCTCTCATCCCTGCGGCCACTCTTTAGGTCGTGGACCCTGCGGTGATTCCTTCCCGTCAGCAAGAATTAAGCGCGCCTCTCCGCCCTTTATAACCACTTCGCGCACGGTCATGCCGGCCTGCGCCAGGGCCTTGAGCGTCCTGGCGAGTTCGGAAGCGGTGTTGCTGGCCCGCGCGGTCATTGCAGCGCCATCTTAATATCGATGACCTCGGGGGCCTGAACGTCCTTCCACGCTCCGACAGTTTTGAGGGCCTCAAGCGCGGCCTCCTTGCCGGTGCGGGCGTGGACTGTGACGACGCGCTCCAGCTTATACTCCACGGTGACAGCGTATTTCATGCAGCACCTTTGGCGGGCTTGGGTTCGCCGTTCTGGTCCATCGGTATGTTCCGCCCATCCGCCGCGACCGTGTACCTGTCCCCGGCGTGATATGCGCCGTACCAGGCCATGATGGCGGGGGCGGATGCTGCAGAAGCATCAACCACTGTCGTTTTTGGCGTGGCGTCTGCGTTGCTGAAAACCAAGCGGACCATTGCGGGATGTTTGTCGCCCCCACCCATAAGCATCTCAGCCTTCCGCAATTTCAGCCGCGCCCGCTCCCGCGTTACGCCCGCCGCCTTCGCAAGTTCTTCCAGGCGGACGCCGCGCTGATGGTTGCGCCACATCACCTCATCAGCCGTCTCGCCTGGGTGCGGCAGCAGCGCGGTCAGCCGGGCCACTTCCGCCTCGGCCCGCTCGGCGCGCTCCATAACCATCACGAAGCCCCGGTCGCGTTCCTCAAGGATGCGCTTGCGGTCGGCCATTACGGCATCGACGGCGGCGGCGAGGCGGTCGCGTTCTGCGGTGAGGTCGTAACACATGCCTGACAGGCGCAGGTTCGACGCTTGAAGGGCTTCCATGTCACTCATGGCTGGTCCCCCTTGCGGATGGCTGGCGGGTAAGTTGCCGAACCGCAGCAATATTCGTTGCAGTTGTCGTCGCCGTAATGACAATCGCGTCCGCATTGCATGAAGCCAGCGGGCCACTGCGGCTTTCCAAATAGCACAATCCACGGCCCCACATGCGCGCCCCAGCGCCACCCGTAATAGCTGGCCTCGGTGATGCTGAAGCCCCATGTCGGCACGCGGCAGATTTGCAGGCTCATGGCTGGTCCCCCTTGCGGATAGCTGCGGCGATGGCGAACGGTTTGTGTTCGGCCAGCATGTCCACAGCGCCAAAGCCAAAGGCCACCTTCGCACACCGCTCCCGTTCCGCAGTCACAGCCGCGTCAATCTGCGCTTGCACTGTGTCTGCGCGGACGTATTCGACATCATACTTAGCATAGTTCCGCACATCCCACGTTCCGTAGGTCCACTGGTCGTCGTCACCCTCGCCGAACTCGTCTTCAATCCAAATGCGTTCTGGGGCTTCACTCATGGCTCGGCTCCTTTCCTGTGTTGAGGGCGGCGCGGGCGTCAGAGCAGCGCAAGGCCAAGCGTTCGTTGTCTTGGCAAAGCTGGCGGATCGCATTGATCGCTTCATGTTCAGACGCCTTGCCGACTGATAGGCGGGCGCGAAGGGCTTCATATTTTGCGCGCTGATCGGAGTTAATCGTGCTGTCTGCCAAGATGGCATCACGTTCAGCACGCAGCCGCGCGTTGTCTGCTTTGTCTTGGATGGCCTCACCAAGAGCCTGCCCCAAGCGAGTATCAGCCTCCGCAACCATTTTCCATGCTTGGTCGCGCTCTGCCGTCAGGGCCTCGATGCGGGCCTTAGCGTCACGAACGACCGCAGCGTTGCTAGTCATTATCTGCCGCTGCACCGCGTTTGTTGCGCGGCTGGCGCTGTCCTCCAGCACCTCGGCAATGCGCGCCAAATCATCAGTCATCGTCATGCCCCCGCTCCTTCTTGTCGCGCTTCCGGTCATCATCGTGGCCTTCATCGTCATCATCATCGTGGTCAGGTTTCGGCGGCTTTGGGTCAGGTGTCGGCTTGGGTTCAGGACCGGGCGCAGGCGGCTCAGGAGCGGGCGCTGGGGCCGGTCCCGGCTTCGGCGGCACATTGTCCACGACCAGCAGCGCAAGCCCGCCACCGCCGCCCTGCGCGCATCCCAGCGGCAGGCACTTCTCAACGTGCGGGGTGCAGGCGGCCAGCGGCAGGAGCAGGAGCCACCTCACTGCACAAACCCTGCCAGCAGCGTCACCACCCCGAAGCCCGCCAGGGCCATGACAGCCGTCGTGGCAACGGCAACTATCGGTGAGGGCGACGGCACCAGCCACATCTCATCCTCGACAATGCGGAGAAGCGCCTTGTCGGCGGGGTCTTGGCTGTGAACCAGGACTTCGAAGGCCGCATCAATGGCGTCCAGGTCGTGGTAGCTGTGATTGCGAAGGACATAGCGGGCTGTGGCGTAGCCCTGGTGCAGCGGGGGCATGGGGATGATGGTGGTCATTTGGGGGCCTTTCATGCTGCGACCCAGAGCGGCGCGCGCCACTGGTCGGCCATTGCTGCGGCGATGCCGGGAAAAGTCTTGCTGCGCTCATTGGCGCGGTTCGGGCCGGGCGGCATCCGGTGGATGCGCTGCTCTCGGCCCTCAACGATGTTCGTGGCCTTCAGCGTCGGCAGGTTCTTGAGCCACAGGCATGTCGCCTTGGTTTCGCCGTGGCCGAACTGCCAAGGCTGAATAACTTGGTCGGGCCGGCGCCAAAGGCTGGACATGATGCCGACGGGGTTTTCGATGGCAATCATCGGGATGTCGGCCCGCGCCAAGAGCATGAAGAACGATGCCCCCGCCTGCTGGCGGCCATCCATGCGCTTTTCCTTGAACCACCGCGCACCGCTGACGGTCAGGTCAGTGCAGGGCGGAAAGGCAATCATGGCGTCCCACGGGTAATTCAGTACGTCGCGCACATCGCCTTGGTAGTGCGGGCCGGGCGCGTCGGTCGGGAGCAAGTCGCAGGACATGGCGTCATGCCCCCCCCGGATAAAGGCGTCACGGACAGCGCCGGAAAACTCGCAGGCGACCAGAACCCTCATTGTTGGCCCCAAAAGGCTGCCGAGGCCGAAGCCCCGGCAGAGTTGGCGACGGGAGGAACGGCCATTACCCGGGCCGCGCGGGGTTCGATGCGCGCGGCAGCAATGCGGGCGCGCTGTGTGGCGAGTGCTGCGGAGAGGGCGGTCACAGCTGACCACCCGTGTGGGCTTTAAGCGCATCGCGGATGGCCCGGCGCACTGCCGCCATCAGCACGGGATCTGCGTTGCGCTCGGCAAGGCACTGCATTACGGCGATCTGGACGGCGTCGGCGGTCAAAAGGTCACCGCGAGAAACAGCCAAAGCAGCGCGAAGATGGCGGCAACGCCGACGGCGTCGGCGATAAGGTCAGTGCGCATTGTCGCGCTCCTCAAGCTTGGTTTTCAGGTGTTGGAAAGCTTCGTCTGGCGTGCTGCCGTAGCCGATGGGGTCAAGCGCCGGGTCAAAGTTTGTCTGCATGGCAAACCAGTCGCGCTTGCGGGGGCAGGGCGGGTCGAAGCGCAGGATGATGCCGCGCTTCATTCGGCGGCACTCATATAGCGGCGCTCTTCGGCCATCTCGTACAAGTGGTCGGCCCGGTCATATGCGTAGTCTTCGGCGGCGCCTTCGTACTGAGCGCACAGCCAATCGCGCAGGCTTTCGATGTCCAGAAGCTGCTCAAGGAACGGGTTCTCGGCCCACGGGAAATCGGGCTTGCCCTTCGGCGCCGGGTGGCGGAACTCGATGAGTACGTTGTTGGCCTCGGCCGGCCAGCCCGGCTCGTGGCGGCTGTCCGGTTCGCCGGGTTCGTAGTCGTAGCTAATCTTTGCTTCGCACCAGGCCTCAACGTGGCCGTCGAGGCTGAGGTGCAGGTCGAGGTATTCGGTTGCCATGATCGTCTCCCGATGCCGTTGTGGCTTGGGAGTACATTGCGACAATCGCAATCAATAAGCAAGGAAAATACTTGCGACAATCGCAATTATTGTATGGTTGACTGACGCCTTGACAGAATCAATTTCGTCGGGGTCGGGGTCGGGGTCGGGGTCGGGGTCGGGGTCGGGGTCGGGGTCGGGGTAAACCCCGCCCCCTGAAAGTGAGTGGCAACTGCCCGAAAGGCTAGTTTCCGGCTATCCTCAGAATTAAGTGCGCCCCAGTAGGTTCTTGCGCCTGATGCTGGGGACAGAAGGGCAGTCCCGGAACAACCGCCGTGGACTTGGGCCAACCGTTCCGGTTATGTTCAGCACTCGTGATAGGGGGTATAATGACCGACGATGAGTTTATCGCTGCCTTCCGGCGCCTGGACGCAGCAGGCCGACGCCGCCTTGAGGCTATCTTGACGGGGGCGCAGATAGAAGCGCAACCGCAGCTTCCTGCCGGGAGTCCGACGCCTCGCGGAAAAGACGCAGCAGGCGAACTTCGTCTTCACTCAAGGACTGCCGCTCCTCATTGAAGAAGGCCAGCAGCTTGGGGACCTCCTCAGGCTGCACGCGCCGCACCCCAGTCAAGATTTTCGCGACCTGGTCCGCGCCGATGCCCATAGCTTCAGCCAAGCGGGCCTTTTCCCCCCGCTTGCCCGACATCCGCGCCAAAAGCCACTTTGCGTCTACGATTTCCATAGCTGTGTTATGGCCCATATTTCACCGCTGAAAAATTGCGACTGTCGCAGGGAATGGCTTGCATAAACCTTGCGATTGTCGCAATGTCGCCGCATGGAACCCGCAAACACAATCCTCGCCATCTGCGGCGGCATCGCCCCCGTAGCTGCAATCACCGGTCGCAGCCAGCTTCGTGTACGTCGCTGGACCTACCCGCGCACGCGGGGCGGAACTGACGGCCTTATACCCACCGACTGCCAGCAACTGCTGTTGGACGGCGCGAGGGCCAGGGGCATTGACCTTCGGCCCGAGCATTTCTTCCAATACGTTTCTCCCCTTCGGCGGGTGAAGCAGGCGGGGGCATGAACCATGCGCCCCATCGCAACCCATCATTTTTCCACCCGGTTTTCCCATACCGCAACAATGCAGTGGAGAGCAGAAGCATGTCCTCAGGAAAGTTTTCACAGCGCCGCGACACTTTGACCTTCCGCCAGCACTTCGCGGTGGTCTGGCAGCAATTCATCGTCGAGAACTTCGACTCGCCCGCCCACGCGGCCCACGTCTTTCAGGTGGACTACACGACCGCCGGTAATTGGTGGACGGGCCGCAACGCCCCGTCTGGCTGGGTGGTGGGCCGCGCAATAGCAGACCCCGAAACACGCACCGCCGTGCTGGCCCTACTGGGGGCCGCATGAAGCAAGCCGTCCTCTGGCTCATCCTGATTGAACTGTCTGCCGCGCTTTATTTGAGCGCGCTCGGTCGGTGCTGGGCAGAGCGCGTGCTGCGCCGTCTGGGAAAAGTTTCGGGAGACTTCTGGGAGGACGAAAGATGAGCCTGTCCTCTGCCGTCACCCTCGCCTGGCCGCCGAAGGAACTCAGCCCCAACGGGCGGCTGCACTTCATGCAGCTTGCCAAGGCCAAGGCGTCCTACCGGGCGGCCTGCCATTGGGAATGCAAGGCACAGGGCCTCAAGCCGGTGGCTGCGGAGAGCCTGCACCTGACGCTGACCTTCAGCCCGCCAACGCGGCGCCGCTTCGATCTCGACAACCTGCTGGCACGCATGAAGGCCGGCCTCGATGGGCTGTGCGATGTCGTGGGCGTCGATGACAGCCGCTGGTCCCTGACGATCAAGCGCGGCGATCCGGTCAAGCACGGCGCCGTTCATATCCAGATTGAGAGCGCAACATGACATTCGCCATCGACACCGGCACGCCGCAGCGCGCCTGGAACCCGCTCCAGATCGACCGCTGCGGCGAGATCCGCGCCATCGCAGTGGACAGCCTGCCCGAAGGCGCCACGCAGGCGCAGATCGACGGGGCCATCGCTCTGGCGGTGATGGGCGACCTGCACACGCCTAAGCGCCTCGACACCGTGAGGCGGCACCTGATGGCGCTGATGCCTCTGATTGCGGAACTGGCCCGCACCTCGCCCGCCAGCGTGGACGAGATTCTGACCGAATACGCCGAACTGACGACAGTTCTGCGCTGACCGCGCCCGGGCGGTTCCCCCGGCATCATCGCAGCACGGCTGCATCGGAGACTTCTCATGGCTTTTACACCTGACATCGACACCGGATCGAGCGGCGCATCGCAAGGCCCGTGGATCAGCTGGTCCAGCAATGGCTCGGCAATGAAGGGCATCCCGCATTCTGCGTGGGTGCTGCGCGGCAAGGACGACAGCGGCCAGAAATCGGAGACGGCAATCCCGGCCTTCGTGAATGGCTGCGTGCTGGACCTGGACACGCTGAAACTCGGCTGGGAGCGCGATGGCGCGAAGGGCATGGCCCCCGAGCGCAAGTGGAACCCGACGCTTGCGGCGTTCATGCCGCGTCCCGACGAGAGCAAGAAGATGTCGGGCGCCTTCGCCTGGTCCAAGGCGCTGTCGGTGCGCTGCGCCATCGGCGGCGGGCAGGCGGCAACTTGGGAGCAGGGCAGCTTTGCAGCGTTTGAGGGCTTCAGCCGCCTGAAGGGCCAGATCGTGGCGGAATGGGCGGCAAACTCCCAGAACGGCGCGCTGCTGCCGCTGGTTCAGCAGACCGGCGTCGAGCGCCTCGATCTGCCGAACGGGGCCGCGAACATCCCGCTGCTGTCGGTGGTGGGTTGGGTCGCACGGCCCGATTGCCTGAAGGCAGACGCGCCGGTCATCGCCTCGGCCCCCGCGCCAGCGCCGGCCTACGTCGCCCCGGCACCCGCCTACATCCCACCGGCCCCGGCGGCCAGCGTGCCTGCAGGCGCGGCGTTCTGATGCAGATCAGCACCGGCCTTTTCGGTGACGGCGCGGCCCCGGAATCTAGCGCAAGGCCGCGCATCGATCTGGACAGCAGCGCACCTGCGCTGAAGCCCTGCCGCTTCTGCGGCGGTGCTGTCGGTGTGCTGACAGGCCCTAAGGGTCCGCACCGCGATGGCGTCAGATGCGCGGACTGCGACCGGCACCTCGGATGGCTCCCGGCGCTGCCGGATGACTGCGCCCTGATTGAGAACTGAAACCTGCCGCGTCCCCTCGGGGCGCGGTCTACCCCGAATGTCCCGGAGGCCGCGTTGTTGCCAGATACCGCCATCATCGCTGACCGTGACGCCATTCGGGCCGATCTGTCCTATATGACCGCCCGCTGGGGCGAACTCGACCGCAAGGTGGTGTTTGAGGTGCGCGCGTTCCGCGAAGGCGCTTCCCCGCAGATTGCAAAGTTTCAACCTGGCTGGATTGATGAGGCGGTCGAATGGATCGCCGGCCTCAACGCCCTGGGCTTCAACATCTATGTCGTCCGTAACCCGATCCGCTACGAGTGCAGCGGTAGCGCCTCTGACGAGGACATCGTCGCCGCGTTCTTTCTCTGGGCAGACTGCGATGACCCGGCGTCTGCGTCCAACGTCTACAGGTTCGATGGGCCGAAGTGGTCGGCAGCGGTCACAACCGGGCGCACCCCGTCGATCCGCGTCCACTGCTACTGGCCGCTGAAGGATGTCTGCACGGACATGGCAGCTTGGCGCGAGAGCCAGGTTGGCATCGCGGGCCACTTCGGCAGCGACAGCACCGTCATCAACCCTTCGCGCATCATGCGGGTCGGCGGCACCGTATCCTTCCCGGCATCGCACAAGCGCGCCAGAGGCTATGTCCCCGAACTGACGACCATCCGCACCGTTTACGAAGACACCCGCTCTCCGGTCACGCTTGAGCAGATGGCGCGGGTCTTCAAGGCATCGGCCCCCGCCGCACAGCCCGCCGCTAGTGGCCTGCAGATCGATACGGGGATGTCTGACCGCAGAACATCTGAGCAATACGCCGACATCCTGCGCCGCGCCCGCACAGACGGCGAAAAGCACGGCGGGGTCCGCGATCTGGCGGCGTCCCTGGCAGGGTCTGGCGTGCCTCGCCACCTCGCCGAAGCTATTATCCGCGATGCCTGCCCGGTCTGGGATGCGGGCGTGGAGAAGCTGATCGACACAGCGTTCCAGAAGTTCGCCAAGCCTGCGCAGCCGGTCTATGCGCCAAACTTCGACCATGCGCCAGCGCCGACGCCATCGGACCCCGCGCCAGCAGCGGCGGGCTGGCGGGTCCAGAATGCTTCCGAGTTTGTCGAAGGCTTCGTTGCGCCGGAATACCTGATTGACGGCGTCGTCCAGCGGGGCAGGCTTTATACGCTGACCGCGCCGACCGGCAGCGGGAAGACCGCCGTGATGCTCTACATCGCCACGGCCATGTCCCAGGGCTTGCCAGTCTGTGACCGTGAAACGGAATGCGGCGACGTGCTGTATCTCGCCGGGGAGAACCCCGACGATGTGCGGGCGCGGGTCATCGCCACCCTTGACCAATACGGCCACACAGCGGACGCCACACGGCTGCACTTCATCCCCGGCACCTTCTCCATACGGGCCGACATGGAAGCGCTGAAGGCCGCGCTGGCGAAGCTGCCGAACTGCATCCTTGTGGTGGTGGACACGCTGGCGGCGTACTTCGACGGCGACGATAGCAACAGCAACGCGCAGATGCTGGACTTCGCGCGGATGCTGCGCCGCATCATTGATGTGCCATCGCGCCCCGCCGTCATCGTGCCAGCGCACCCCGTCAAGAACGCCATCAAGACGAACCTGACGCCGATGGGCGGCTCTGCCCTGCTCAACGAGGTGGACGGCAACCTGTGCCTCTGGAAGCGCGAGACGGCGGTGGAGTTGCACTGGCAGGGCAAGCACCGGGGCGCTGAGTTTGATCCGCTGAACTTCGAACTGGTCGGCCTGACATCGGAGAAGGTCCGCGACAGCAAGGGCCGGCTGATGCCGACCGTGATGGCGCGCCCGCTGATGGAGATGCGCGCGATGCAGATCGCCACCGACCGGCTGTCGGCAATCGAAAAGCTGATCCTGAACATTGAGCAATATGAGGCGCAGTCGATCCGACAGCGCTGCGTGGAGATCGGCATGGTCACCCCAAACGGCAAGGCCAAGACATCCAGCATGGCGAACCTGCTCGGTAAGCTGGCCGAGGAGAAGCTTGCGCGCCGCATCCTGACCAACTGGGAACTCACGCCGAAGGGCCAGAAGGCCGCCGACATGATCAAGAACGGCGGCAAATTCGCCGAAGACCTGGAGTGATCCGGTGACCCAAAACCCCCGCAAACAGGTGTTCAAAAAGGTGTTCACGGACCCCCTTCGTGAACAGCGTTTGAACGCGTTCATGAACACTGTTCACGCCGTGAACACCCGTGAACACTTAGGCATGAACACATTGAAAGGATTGAACAAATGAGTGAACACTCGCTGAACAGTTCAGAAAACGGCACATCCCTGTTCACTCCTCCCCCTTTCTTAGAAGGGGGAGTGAGGGGTGAACACGCTAGAGACGCGGTGAACGCATGACCCGCCCCCAACGTCAAAAGAAGGGTGACCGCCTGACCTACAGCGGCGCCAGCCCCGAAGAAATCCGCTGCGACTATGCTGTCGGCCCGCTCGACACCGTCGCCACGGAGATGGACTCGGTGTGGGGCGTGGACGTGCTGCCGACGCTCGTCTCGCCAGCCACGGCGGAACGCTACGGCAGCGCCATCGCCCACCTGAACGCCTGCATCAATGCCAGCGACCCTGCGGCCACGGCCGCCGCCGCGCAGAACTGCATCCGTGGCCTGCAGGCGATGGACGCAGAGGCGCGGGCCGCCGGGCGCATCCCATCGCCGCCGGCCTGCTGGCTCACCGAGATCGACGGCAAGCGCTACGGCTTCGTCAAGGACGTGGCCTTCGCCGCCCGCGCCAAGGCCGCCTATCCCGATGCCGTGATCTTCACCCTGCGCGAGGCCGTCGTCGCCCTGCGGCCGATGTCCTTCGGGCTGGTCGCCGAGGTCAAGGAATTGTTCCCCGGCGCCGAGATCAGCGCCATCCGCCCCCGCACGCAGATCGAGCAAGACCTCGACGACGAAATCATCTGGTAAAGGCCCAGCCCCATGAACATGCAGATCATCCCCAGCTTCGACGTTCGCAATGCTTTCCGTGACCCGCGCTCAGTTCACTTCCAGGACGACATCCGCCGCGCCATGCTCAAGGGCCTCGCTCCGGTTAAGGAAGCCCCGCAGGCTCCCGGGCCTAAAGCGCCGCGCGACTCTGAAATGCGCGCGCATTCACAGGCCGACAACTGCCTCGCCATCTTGCGCCACCTCACCATCGGTGAAGACGACCGGGCCGGGCTGTTCGAAGTGACCGGCCTTCCCAAGCGCCCGCTGGACCGCGCGCTGCGCGCACTGCGCGACAAGGGCCACATTGTGCGCAGCTATCGCGACCGGGTGGTCGTGTACGGTATAACGCCGGCAGGCACGGACATGCTGGCCGCCCCCGCGTCTATCGCCAGGCGCATGTCCGTCCCGAAGAAGGCCCCCAGCGACAGCAAAATTGACGCGGTGTTTGCGCTGCTGTCGAAGGTGCCGGCCTCACGGGCCGCAATTCAGCACGTCCTGGGAATGAGCCGCAGCGCTGTGGACGACTGCCTGCGCCTTCTGCGGGTTCAAGACCTCATCGTTTGGACGCAAGACCCCATGACCAGCATCAAGACATATTCGGTGCGGAAATGAGGTGCGGGCCGGAAGTTTACCGGGAATGCGCCGAACGCGGCCTGTCCAAGTCTCAGACAGCCCGTGAGCTTGGGGTGTCGGTGCAGGCCGTGGTCGATATGGCCCAGCGGCACGACATCTTTTTCCGCGACGGGAGGGACAAGGGATGATGCAGCCCTTCAAAGGCCCGCGCGGGCAGAACATGGCGTTGTGCAAGTGCGATACCTGCGCCGCCGAAACGTCCGTTCCTGCCGACCACGGGGAGAGACTGCGCGGCATGAAGAGCCACTCCACAGGCTTTGTGCGCGAGATTCAGAATGAAGCCCAGGTCGTCAAAAAGATAACCCCGCTTGGCTGGGCAATGGTCAAGGGCGTGCTGCGCTGCCCAAAATGTGAAGCCGGGCGCAAGGCCCCCAAGGAGATTGCAATGCCGGAAAATGTGACCGACCTGCGGCAGCCGACCCGCGAGCAGAACCGCCTCATCGATGACATGCTCAAAGCCTGTTATGACATGAAAGCGCAGCGGTACACCGGCTGCGACACCGACAAGACGGTTGCCGAAGCCATTGGCGGCGGTGTCATGCCGGGTTGGGTCAGCGAAGTGCGGGAGAAGTTCTTTGGCCCGGACAACGGCAACGACGAACTTGAACTGCTGACGCAGGACATCCAGGCATGGCAGGCCAAGGCGGACGAAGGGGCGAAGAAGGCGCACGACGCGCTCATGCGCCTCACCCAGCAATTGCGCGAGGTGAACGAGGCCCGCGACCAGGTGGCCGGGCTTGTGAAGCGGCTGGAGGCCATCAAGCACGCCATCGGCCCGAAGGCGGCCCGCGCATGAAAAGGGCTGACATTCTTGATACGGCCAAGGGCTACGTCACGCAGGACCGGGCGGCGACCCACGGGGATGCAGAGAAGACATTCGGCCGCATCGCTGCGGTCTGGTCTGCGCGCCTCGGAGTCCCGATTACGGAGGCGCAGGTCTGCATCCTCTTGGCCGACCTGAAGTCGTGCCGGGCTTGGGGCAACCCACAGCACGCTGACAATTGGGTGGACCTTGCGGGTTACGCGGCCTGCGGCGGTGAGATTGCGACGGGGGCAGGGGAATGAGCCACAAGCTGCCGCTGGCGCCGCACCACCCCGCTGACATCGCTGCGGCGCTGTTTGAGGACTTGCTGGCAGAACTGCGCGAGGCGCGGGAACGCATTGCGCACCTGACGGCGGCGAACCGCGAACTGGCGGACCAGGTCGATGCGCTGGACGCCCAAGTCCTCGACGCAAGGTCGCGCGGGCCGTTCCTGCCGGTGACGCTGGGGTGCCTGTGATGAGCCTGGCCGAATGCATTGTAATTGAAAGGCCACCTATGAAGCGCCACATCCGCCGCCGCCCCCGCAAGGCATCTGCAGCTCCCATCACCTTGGCGCCGGGCGACCGGGGAGCCACCGGCCCCGCGAACCTAGAGCGCTTGGTTGAGGAGGAGCGCGGCACGAATGACGAGGAGACCGGGAAGCTGCTGAACCCAAACGGGTACAAGGGCAACCGCCGCCAGCCGTGGTTCGAACGATACGCGGCCAAGGGCAAGCTGACGCATCAGCAGCACGCAGCCGCTGCCAGGTTGTTCGCTGCATATGAGGGGTTCCCGGCCCGTGACCCGCTTGCTGCGCTTGGGGAAAGCGTTGACCGCAGCCTGTGGGGCAGTGACCCAATGGCGGCGAAGGTTGACCAGAAGCGCGAGTTCTATCGGATGTGGTCCGATATCCCGCTGTCGTCCAGGCCGGTGGTGGAGCATGTGGTGCTGAACGACCGGCCGCTGCGCGCGATGGCAGGCTGCAACAATAGCTTCAGCGAGGAGCGCCAGATGCAGCGTCTGTGTGCGGGGTTGGACGCTATATCTTGACAGGTGCCAAAATCGCGGGCATGATCCAGACAATCCAAGATTGCGCCCGCCGGGAAACCTGCGGGCGTTTTGCGTTTCCGCCGCGTTCTGGTGGTGTGCTGTCCCACCGGCATACCTTCTGAGCGCGGTTGCGGCGGCCTCAACGGTTCCTCCCGACCGCCAACCCCCGCCGGCTCCGCGCTCAACTCATAACCGCCACGGGGTATTAACCGCCACGGGGTCCAGCCCAACGCTAACCGCCACGGGTCACTAACCGCCACGGGTCACTAACCGCCACGGGCTGCTAACCGCCACGGGGTAACGCCGCCCGCAGGCGGTATTAACCGCCACGGGGTCGCTAACCGCCACGAGGGCGGCACGGCTGAAGCGGGCTGCTAACCGCCACGGGGTTTTGCCCCGCGCCGGGGGTCACTAACCGCCATAGGGGTCACTAACCGCCACGGGGTCGGGGCAAGCGCTAACCGCCACGGGGTCCGGTCCGGCGCCGCTGGCCAGGGAATGCGCAAAGGCCTTGATTGCGGCGTGGTGCTGCGGCGGCGCCCATATCTCGAGACGGACTAGGCCGGCAGCTTGCTTGCGGTCTCTTTCGCGCCGCTTGCGGTCAATCACTGTCATCCGTTGCCCTTTCGCTGCTGTCTGTGTCGCTAGGCCATTCCGGCGGCCGGTATCCATCAAGCATCCATTGCAAGACGCGTTGCGCAACGGGGTTGGGGCCGCGCGCCGTGTTGCGATGGTCTGGCATCTCCCATTTACGCACTGTGTCGGGCGTGGTGTTTAGGATGTGGCCAAGCTCATACACGGAAAGGCCAAGCGCTTTGCGCCCGGCCTTGAATTCTTCGGAGGTCAATAGGTTTCCTTCCCTGTGGCATACGGAATGCCAGCCCGTTGCGGGGCTGGTCATCGGTAGGTCACTGGTGGGCGCGGCTAACCCTCTGAAGCGCTAGAATATGCGACGTAGCCGACAAGCGCACAGTTGGATTCGACGGCTTCGATTGTCTCTTTGTCCTGCCCGTCACGCACCACCGGCACGGCTTCGCTTCCGTTAGCGTCAACGCGATAGACGATGTATCCAGTGTCGCCAGGTAGGCGGGAAACCTGCTCATAGATGCGGCCGAAGTCCTTCACGACCGCCTCATCAAGTTCGCGGCACGCGTCAACGATGCTTTCGGCATTGTATGCTTTCCCGTTAAAGTCGCGAGTGTCGCCCCAAACATACCCCGTGTATGCGTCAACAATGATGTATGCGGCCATTTCGGTTTCCTCCGGTTAGCGGGCGTCGTTGCCCGGTCTCATGCAAGGCGCATGGGATGCGCGCCCATGAAGGGCGCGGCACCGATAAGCCTAGGCGATTGCGCCGGTTACCCAACGACAAACCCGGAATAGTCGCGCTTGGCCGGACCCTTGGCATACAAGGCAACGACCACGCCCGCCGGGTCAAGGAAGCGCAAGTCGTCCTTGTCACCGTCGAAAGTTGGCATCCCGATAAAGTCGGTCGGGATGATATCGGCACTGCGGAAAACAACGGCGATGTTCATACCCTTGGCCTTGGCGATCTCAACTTGTTTGGCATAGGCGGGATTTGCTGCAGAGTAAGAGAACGTCAAAGCATAGTTTGCGATGGCATCGGTCTTGCGGTTGGCAATCTTAGTGTAGTCGTAAAACTGAATGCCAGGGAAGGCCTCGAACACGTTGGCAAAGCGCATGCCGCCTACGTCAACCGCAATCAGTTCCCAGCGAATATCGCTTGTACCGTTCAAGCGCACGCAAGCTTGAATGCCGCGCTTGGCGCAATAGCGTTGGAAGCTGGCCAGATCGGTGACAAGCTGCGTCATGAAACCATCGCGGTCATTCGCAATCCAAGCGGTCTTGCGCGCCCGGCCTACTGTAACACTGTCCATCTGGCCACGGCCGGCCTTATTGAGACAGCCCTTGATGCATCCCGCAAGCTCTGCGGAAGGGCAGAGATTGACGCCGGCCGACTTCCACGGGGTCAAGTACATGATTGCGGTCAGATACTCTGAGCCGTCGCCCTTGACTGTCTTTGCGTTGCCACCACAGGCCAAAAGGTTTCCCTTCCACATCGTCGCTATCCTTTTTTAAGGCGGGCTTCATTGCCCTGGCGACTTCTTTGCACGCGTGACCGGTCACAGTCAACACCTAAAGCGCAACAGCGGAAATATCTGCAGATCGGAATGATTGGCGCGCATGCCCCGCAAGCCTTGGCACCATCAAACCGATGGCAGCGCAGCGCGCGGCTATGGGGCAAGCTGGCGCAAGCTGCGCGCCCAGGTGATGCGGCGAGACAAGGGCATCTGCCAGCTTTGCTTGGCGTCTGGGCGCGTCACGCCGGCCAGCGATTGCGACCACGTCATTCCGAAAGCCAAGGGCGGCACAGACGATTTAGGCAATCTGCAAATGCTCTGCAGCCCATGCCACGCCGCAAAGACGCAGCTTGAGGCGGCCGCCGGCCAGGGCCGCAAAATCAAGGTTCAAATCGGCATCGATGGGTGGCCGATCGATTGACTTTGGCAACAGACGGGGGGGCGCCCGAATGTCTAGGCCGAGGGGCAAGGGGACCGGCGTGGGGGCCTTCTTTCAGCTAATCCGCCCGAGAAAAGGTTTTACCACATGAAAACGCGCGGCAGAACGTCTGCGGCGGCGCTTGAGGTTGCGGCGCTTGGCAAGGTCGAGGCCATTCAGCGGCCGGACGCGCCCTATGACCTGACAGACGAGCAGACCGAGGAATGGTGGGCGGTGGTCAATCGCCTGCCTGCGGACTGGTTCCCCCGCGAAACGCATGGGGTTCTGGCGCAATACTGCCGCCATGTCATCGCAGCGCGCCGCGTGGCGCAGCTGGTGGCTGCGGAAGAAGCGGGTGAGTTCGACTTGGACCGTTACGACCAGCTTCTGAAGATGCAGGAGCGGGAAGGGCGGGCGCTGTCGTCCCTGGCAACCCGGTTGCGGATCACCCAGCAGGCGACCGTGGACAAGCGGACGCAGAAGCCGACGCAGGCGAAGAAGCCTTGGGAGTGATGGGGATTCACAGGGGAATCAAACCCTTGTAGATTAAGCGGGCTGATGTGGGATTGCCGTCCCGCCATCAGCCCTGACGTTCCAACCTGAGTGAGAGGCCAGACCGCTAATGGATTATATCCGTATATACGAGGCGTTTATCAAGGACCGTCGGGCCAAGGAGCCGACGTTGACCGGATACACCGAGAGACACCACGTCTTGCCGCGCAGCCTTGGCGGCGGGGACGAGCCGGGCAACCTTGTTGCGTTGACGCCAGAGGACCATTTCTTTGCGCACCTACTGCTGGCGAAAATACATGGTGGCACACAATGGCGCGCCATCCATGCGATGGCTCACCTCTTGAGCAAAGGGACGAAGGCGGGGAGATCGCGGCTTCACCTTCGTTTCGACTTCGGCCACGTCCGAAGGGGGCTTGCTGAACACTACAGGGAAATGGCTAGCGGCCCCGACGCGCCGATGGCAGATCAAAAGATGTATGAGCTTCGGCACAGCGATGGCCGTTGTTTTTTGGGTCGCAGGTTCTACCTCGCCAAGCGAACCGGCGTTTCGGCAAAGAGCCTGAGCCAGCTTATCATTGGCAGCAAGAAGTCATGCTTCGGGTGGTATTCGCCCGTAAATAACCCGCGCGGCCTAAGCAAGAGCGAGTTAATAAAGCTAAAAGTTCGCAGTAAGGATCGCCAAACCTTGCACCACTATGATGGCCGGGTCTGGACGGGGACACTTCAAGAGTTCAAGGCGATGACTGGGAGCCAGCTGTCTTGGCAGAGTGCACGGCATAAGGCAATAAAAGGCTGGTATGCTGAAAAGTCAGATGCTTTAGAGCATCGCGACCGCATATCGGTTAAGGCGAAAAGCATTGCCGCAACGCGCGGCGACATAAGCGGAACCAGAAACCCAAGAGCGGACCAGGAGATATACAGCTTCTACAACCATCTGACTGGTGAGCGCCGCCAATGCACTCGCTGTGAAATATGCGTAGCTGCGGACATACGCTCTGGGGACATGACCGCAGTTTTATCTGGTCGACAGCAAAGTGCGAAAGGCTGGACTCTTTGGGCCAGACGAAACGAAAAGTTTAAGCGTCCGCCCTCTGTGATATGCTTTTCTAAGGATGGATGTCTGATCCAAGGAACCAGATCAGAGATAGCTAAAAAGCTAGGTACTGCGCCCGACAACATAAGTTACGGAATCTACAGCATCAGAGCGGGCAAGTCGAAAAACTACAAGGGATGGACGCTTGTCGAAGAAGAAGGAGCCGACACGCGCGCAGCGTAATATCGAATGGTGCGAAAAGCATCTGAGCATTCCGGAAGGGCGTCTTGTCGGCCAGCCAATGAAGATAGCGCCGTTCATGCGCGACGACTTCATTGCAATCTTCGACAACCCGCACGGAACACGGCGCGCGATCATCAGCCGGGGACGCAAGAACGCAAAAACTGTCGAAACAGCAATGCTCATGTTGCTGTTTCTTTGCGGCCCGGAAGCCGAGCCTAATTCGCAGCTCTATAGTTGCGCCAGGTCGAGAGACCAGGCCGCCGTTTTGTTCGCACTTGCCGCAAAAATGGTGCGGATGAGCGAAGTTCTTTCGTCATTCTTGGTTGTTCGGGACACGGCGAAAGAAATCTACTGCCCCGACTTGGGGTCGAAATACAAAGCGCTCTCAGCGGAAGCGTCCACAGCCTTCGGACTTTCGCCCCGTTTCGTGGCGCATGACGAACTGGGCCAAGCCAAAGGCCCGACGGACCAGCTGTACGACGCACTCGAAACGGCGACGGCTGCGCAGGACAACCCGCTGACTGTCGTCATCAGCACTCAAGCGCCGACTGACGGCGATCTGCTTTCAATTCTGATTGATGACGCGGCCCAGAAAGCGGACCCGCGCACAATTCTGCGCATCAACAGCGCGCCTGCGGACATGGACCCCTTCACGGAAGAGGCCCTGCGCGCGGCGAATCCGGCCTTCGACTTGTTCATGAACAAGCAGGAGGTGATTGACATGATGGAACAGGCGCGGCGGATGCCCTCGCGCCAATCGGAATACGAAAACCTCGTCCTAAACCGCAGAGTTGAGGCGTCTTCGCCGTTCATCAGCCGCAGCGCCTGGACGGACTGCGATTCGCCGGTTGTGCCGTCCTTTGATGGCCTGCCGGTGTTCTGCGGCCTGGACTTGTCCGAGGTGTCCGACTTGACCGCGCTTGTCTGCGTGGCGCCGGTCGATGGCGTCTGGCACGTCAAGCCGACCTTCTGGCTTCCGGGCCACAACTTGGCCGACAAGGCGCGCGCCGACCGGGTGCCATATGACGTGTGGGCAAAGGACGGCTGGCTGAACACGACGCCGGGCAAGACGGTAGATTATGAGTTTGTCGCCGGCTTCATCTGGAACCTGTGCCAGTCACAGGACGTGCGGAAGATTGCTTTCGACCGCTGGAACTGGCGGCACTTCAAGCCCTGGCTGCTGAAGGTTGGCTTTGACGAAGCGCAACTTGAGGGCGACACGGCCATTTTCGAGCAGATGGGGCAGGGGTTCCAATCCATGTCACCAGCCCTGCGCGACCTGGAAAGCGCCATTCTAAACCAGCGGATTGCCCACGCGGGGCATCCCGTCCTGACGATGTGCGCAGCCAATGCGACAGTGCAGGCCGACCCTGCGGGCAACCGCAAACTGAGCAAGATAAAATCACACGGGCGGATTGACGGCATGGTGTCTCTGGCGATGGCAATGAGCGTTGCGGGGACTTGGAGCGAAGTCGCCTCCGAGTCGTCTTATCTTGATGACTATGACCTGATGGTGCTTTGATGCTCGGATTCCTGCGCAAAAGCACGACCTACACGCTGGGCCAGTTGGCCGGGATGGCTGGCTGGATTGGCTGGGGTTCGGCGGCTGGCATCAACGTGACCGAAACGACGGCGCTTGACGTGCCGGTGGTCTTCTGTGCTGCCCGCGTCATTGCTGAAGGCATCGGGCAGATGCCGGTGCGAGTCGTGCAGGAGACGTTTGACGCCAACGGGCTTGCGCGGCTGACGATTCGACGGGACCATCCGGCGCACCGCTTGCTGGCTGTGCGGCCGAACGGCTGGCAAACCAGCTATGAATTCCGCGAGGGCATGATTTTCAACGCCGCTCTTGCTGGCGGCTCCATCGCCATCAAGAACGTCGTCGGCGGCGAGGTGAGGGAACTGCTGCCCGTGCCGGCCGGCTCATGGACGGTTGAGCAACTGGCCGATTGGGTTCTGCGCATCCGCGTGGACTATTCCGACAAGACGCACGACTACTTTGACCTAGGCCAGGTCTTCTATTTGCGCGGGCCTTCGCTGGACGGCTTCAGGGGGCTTGCGGCCATCCGGCAGGCCCGTGAGGCTATCGGGCTGTCAAAGGCGCTGGAGCGGCAGCAGGCGAAGCTGGCGGGCAATGGCGGCAAGCCTTCGGGCGTGCTGACGTTCGCGCAGCCGCTGAAGCCGGAGACAAAAGACAAGCTGCGCGAGACGTGGCAGGAGAAGTTCGGCGCCAACGGGGACGGCGGCATCGCCATTCTGGACGGGGACGCGAAGTTCCAGTCGATGACGATGACCAGCGTCGATGCGCAGTATATTGAAACCCGGCGCTTGCAGGTTGAGGAAATCGCCCGCGTGTTCCGGGTGCAGCCCATCATGCTGATGCAGGCTGACAAGGCCGCGACCTTCGCCAGCGCGGAGCAGATGTTCCGCAACCATGTGATTCATACCCTCGGCCCGTGGATTGAGCGGTTTGAGCAGGCCGCGAACCGGGACATTCTGAGCAATGAGACGGGCCTGCGGGTTGACCTAGACGAGCGGAACCTGCTGCGCGGCGACTTCAAAGACCAGGCCGAATACTACGCAAAGGCGCTCGGCGCGGGTGGAACCCCTGCTTGGATGACGCAGAACGAAATCCGCGTCGAAGTCGGCCTGAACCCGGTGGATGACGCAAGCGCCAACCGCCTTTCAACGGGCGCGATGAACCAAGGCGCAAACCCGGAAGGGGCAACAGATGGAATATAAGCACCTCTCGCTGGAGTGGAAAGCTGACGACGAGGGCGCCGTCGAAGGCTACGGCTCGGTGTTCGACGTGACAGACAACGGCAACGACATCGTGGCGCAGGGGGCGTTTACCCGCTCCATCGCGTCGGGCCGCAAGGTCAAGATGCTGTACCAGCACGACCCGGACGACCTGATTGGCATCTGGGACGAAGTGGCCGAGGACGGCAACGGCCTGCGCGTCAAGGGGCGCATCCTGACGACGGTGGCGAAGGGCCGCGAGGCTTACGAACTGGCAAAGGCCGGCGCGCTGGACGGGCTGTCAATCGGCTACCGCACGGTCAAGAGCATGGACCGCAACGGCAAGCGGGTCATCATGCAGGCCGACCTGTGGGAGGTGTCGCTTGTCACCTTCCCGATGAATGAAATGGCGCGAATTGATGCGGTGAAGGCCGCTGAAATGCCGCGCGACGAAATTGAACGGCTGCTCACGCTTCGCGCTGGGTTGTCCCGTTCTGTAGCCCGGAAGCTACTGGCTGACGGGTATGATGGCATCAAGGACATGCGCGGCGCTGTCGATGGTGCGGAAGAACTGGCCCAACTGCTGCGGCAGCGGGCCGCAACTTAACCGCATTCGCGGCAACCCCCGGAATCGAACGTCGGATGACGTCCAGATCCCTTAGATGGAGACTAAAATTATGTCGCTTGACGACCTGAAGCCCCTTATCGAAGAGGGCAACAAAACCATTTCGGCCATCCGCGCTGAAGTGGACGGCATGAAGGCCGCCGACGTTCTGTCCGAGCAGAAGCTTGCACGCATGGAAACCGACCTGGCCTCGACGCTGAAGGCCAAGCAGGACGCAGAACTGGCGCAAAAGGCGCTGGAATCCCGTCTGGCGGACATCGAAACAAAGGCCAACCGCCCCGGCGCGGCCAAGGAAAAGGCCACGGACGAATACAAGTCGGCTTTCATCGATTTCATCCGCAACCCGACCAACCCGGCGCTGCAACAGAAGATGTACGAGCTGCAGTCGAAGGCGACTGACGTTCGCACCTCGACGGGCGCTTCGGGCGGCTTCGCGCTTCCCGAGCAAATCGCGTCGGAGATTGCGCGCGTTGTCCAGGACATCTCGCCCATCCGCTCCATCGCCCGCGTCGTCCAGGTCGGCACCCCCGACTACAAGGAACTCGTGGACCTTGGCGGGTTTGGCACGGAATGGGTCGGCGAAACCGACACCCGCGCCCAGACCAACACGCCGAACCTCGGCGAAGTGACCCCGACCTTCGGCGAAATCGCCGCCAAGCCGGAAACCACCCGTCACTCGCTGGAAGACCTGTTCTTCAACGTGGAAAGCTGGCTCACCGCCTCGGCGACCGAAGCCTTCGCCATTGCAGAAGGCACCGCCTTCGTCTCTGGCAACGGCACCAACAAGCCGACCGGCTTCCTTGGCGGCCCGACCCCGCTGACGACCGCTGACGCAACCCGCGCTTTCGGGACGCTGCAGTACACCGCCACTGGCCAGGCCGCTACCCTGGCATCGGCGGCCTACGATACCTTCTATGACATGGCCTTCACGCTGAAGGCTGGGTATCGCACGAACGCCCGCTGGGTGATGAACTCGCTGACGATGGCGGCGCTGTCCAAAATCAAGGACACCACCGGCCAGTACCTGCTGCAGCCTTCGGTGTCGCAGGGCGCCCCGGCTTCGATGCTGGGCTATGGCGTGACGGTTGCCGAGGATATGCCCGCGATTGCGGCCAACGCCTTCCCGGTGGCCTTCGGTGACTTCTCGCGCGGCTATCTGATTGCTGACCGTGTCGGCATGGGCATCGTTCGCGACGAAGTGACCAAGCCGGGCTACATCCGCTACATCATGTTCAAGCGGGTCGGCGGTAAGCTGAAGGACACCAACGCCATCAAGCTGCTCAAAGTCGCGGCTTCCTGATTTTGGCGGGGGCGGGGAAACCTGCCCCCTTCTTCCTTAAGGGGAAACACCATGAAATTGACAAAGGCCATCTTCGGCGTTGCGGCTGGGGACGTATACCCGCGCACCTATGCGCCCGGCGACGAATGCCCGGCCGAACTGGAAGACGCCGCCCGCGAGGCTGGCGCGCTTGAGGACAAAACGTCCAAGAAGGCACCCGAAAAGAAATGACCCTGACCCGCATCACCGCGCCCGCAACGGGCCTCATCACGCTGGCCGAGGCCAAGGTGCATCTGCGCGTGGATGACACGGCAGAGGACACCTACATCACCGCGCTGGTGAATGCGGCTTCGGCCTATCTGGACGCCCGCGACGGCGTGCTGGGCGAGGCGCTGGTAACGCAGACCTGGCGCTACAGCCTGCCGATGGCCCCGCAGGAAGACATTGTTCTGCCGCTTGGCCCGGTGATGTCCATCACGGCCATCAAATACATCAACGCGGCTGGCGCGGAGCAGACCTATTCCGCCGCAAACTATCGCCTCGCGGATGGTGTCGTGGAACTTGTGGACGGGGCGTCCTGGCCGGCTGTTGCCGAGCGCCGCATCGCCTTCTGGGTGGACTTCGTGGCGGGCTACGGCGCGGCAACCGACGTGCCGGAAACCATCCGCCAGCTTTGCCGCTTGCTTGTCGGGGACATGTTTGAGGTCCGCGCCGCCGCCACAACCGAAGCCTTTGAGACGACCCCGGCTGCGCGTATGCTCCTGCACGCAGCCCGTTCGCATCGCGGGCTGTTCTAATGATCGGCAAGGCCGACCAGCGCATCACGTTCCAGCGTTTCGCGGAAACGGCGGATGGCATCGGCGGCAGCACGCAGGCCTGGGCCAACCTCGCCAGCGTGCCGACCGTCTGGGCGAAGGTCACGCCGCGCATCGGCAACGAGCGCATGGAAGACGGCCGGATGAACGCCAGCATGACGGCCACCTTCATGGTGCGCTATCGGGCCGACATCACCGAACTGGACCGCATCGTCTGGCGCGGCGAGTCCTGGAACATACGTCGCGTGATGCGGAAGTCGGGCGCGAACCTGTGGCTGGAGATTGATGCCGAGCGGGGCGTGGCGCAGTGAGCGTCACAGTTAAGGGCTTGGACCGGGTCATCCAGATACTTGAGGATGTGGCGGAGCAGCACGCAAAGCCATTGGCGGCCGACTTCTGCATGGACGTGGCCGAGGCGATTGCTGAGCAAGCCAAAGCCAATATGTCTGCCAACATCGACAGCGGCGACATGCGCAGGCTTACGGTCGCTGAGCGCGGCCAGAAGGGCTACTTTGGCACAGCATCCGTGCGCGTGGGGCGTGACGCCTTCTACTGGCGCTTCATGGAATACGGCGACGGGCCGGACGGCGTCGAGCATGCGTTTTTTATGCGTGCCCGTGAAAAAGTTTTTGCCAACATCGACACCCTTGCAGCCGATCGGTTCAAGGACCGGCTGACAAAACTTATGAGTTGAGGGCTAAGATGTCAGCAGAGGTTGAGGTTCAGCGGGCAATCTTCACCAAGCTTGCAACGCTTGGCGTGTCCGTCGTGGACGTGGGGCGGCAGGCGGCAGACGGGAGCAGCGCAACGCCGTTTCCATACGTCGCCATCGGAACCATCATCTTGGCGCAGTTCGACACTGCCAGAGAAAACGGATTTAGCTTCGCCGCGCGCATCCACACCCGCTCCCGCATGGCGTCGATGCTGGAATGCAAAACGCTCCAAGGACAGATTTACGGGCTTTTGCACAACGCCGCGCTGTCTGTGGATGGGTCAAACTTTATTCTCATCCAGCGCGAAACATCCGACTGCATGCGCGCGCAGGACGGCACTTTCCACGGGGTCTGCGAATATCGCGGGCTGATTGAAACCGCCTGATAGGAGAACCCTCATGGCAAAAGCAGCAGGCCGCCTCGCGGTCCTTTCCAAGAATGCCATCGCAATCGGTGGCGTCCGCGTTACCACCATTTCGATTGCCAACGAGTCCATCGATGTCACTGACAAGGACAGCGCCGGCATCATCGAAATGCTGGCCGTCGCGGCCACGAAGCAGATCACGCTGTCGGTCGAAGGCGTCTATAAAGACCCGGTTCTGCGCGACCTGGCCTTCGCCGCTTCCGGTTCGCCGCTCATCACCGACCTGACCTTCAAGTTCGCGGATGGCCTGACCACGTCGGACCAGCTGGCGGGGTCGTTCTTCATGACATCCTACGAGGAAGGCAACCCGCACGACGACGCCGTGGATTTCTCCGCTGAGTTCGTATCGTCCGGCACTTGGACCCTTAGCTGATGGCGGACATTCGCATTGAGTTCCGGGGTAAGGAATACCTTATCCCGGAAAGCAAATCTTTCGCCGTGGGCGAGTTGGTCGAGGACGTGGCAAGCCTGCCGGAAATCTTGGATTGGCTGCGGCGTCCGCGCTATTTCAAAATGTCACGGTGCGTGGGGACCATGCTTCGGTTTGCAGGCGCGCGAGTGTCAGACAGTGACGTTCACGCCGAACTGATGTTGCAATTGACCGAGCGGAAAACCGAAACGCTCATCGGGTCCATCTACATGCTCACCAGCGTCTTGATGCAGGGAGCGCCCGAGCCGAAAGCTGGCAACAAGGATGCTTCGTCGGAAAAGGACAGCGCTTCGTAAAGGCGGCATTTCAAATTTCCGTTGCCCAGCTCCGAATTTCGCCTTCGGAGTTTTGGAATATGCCCCCCCGGCACTTCTGGTGGCTCACTGAGACACTGGGAGAGGGGACGAAGCGCGGGCCTGGTATCGGCGAAACAGACCGCAATGAGATGCTTGCTCTGCTTAGAGAGGCCGAGACAAAATGAACAAGAACACCGACATCGTCTTCGGGATCAGCGCCGATACCCTGAAAATGGTGCGGAGTGTTCTGGATGGCAAATCTGCGCTTGAGGAACTGCAGGGCGCGGCGGCTGCACTTGATGTTGATCTAAAGCGCGCCGAGAAGACAAACGACAACTTCGGTTTTTCCGCTGCCCGCATGGCAAAGCAGATGGATAGGCTGCGGCAATCGTATGATCCGGTTTATGCCGCGTCTAAACGCTACGAGACTGCAGTCGAAAAAGTTGAACGGGCGCACGAAAAGGGTGTGATTCAGGGTGACCAATACCAGGCCATGCTGAGTGGTCTTGGGCGCAAATACCTGCAAGTGGATGCCGCATCCGACGTAATGGCGACTAGCCTTACCCGCGTTACCCGCGCCTCTCAGGGTAGTGCTGGCGGGCTTGAGAACGCAGGATACCAAATTCAGGACTTTGCCGTTCAGGTGGGGGCCGGAACATCTGCCATGCAGGCATTCGGCCAGCAGTTCCCGCAGTTGGCTTCCAGCTTTGGCCCGGTCGGCATTGCCATCGGCACATTGGGGGCCGTGGCTATCCCGCTGCTCAGCCTTGCGTTCAAGGGGCTTTTTGACGAAGCAAAGTCCCTGGATGATGCGTTTGGTGACGTAAAGCAGGGGCTGAGTGATTACGAGGGTTACATCAAGACTGCCTCGACCGCGACAAGCGAACTCACGGATCAGTTCGGGCAGTTCGCAGGGCAGATCAAGGGCTTTTCGGAATACATGGCGGGCGTTGCGCTCGGCCAGACATTCGATGATCTGCGGGCTACCATTGAGCCGCTCAAGGGTGGTCTGTCTGAGGTTCAGAATGCGTTTGCCAACCTCACTATGGCAAAAGACGCATTCGCCAAAATAGACATGAACGAGAACCCCGACCTTTACCTGGCCTCTCGGGACGCGGTTGATCTTTACGCGGCATCACTGGACGAAGCGGCGGCAACGCTAGGCATCCTGCCGGATCAGGCGATGGCGCTTGCAGCCGCAATGGACGCGCTCGGCCAAGCCAAGACGATGGAAGACATTGCCCGCTATTCCGGTGAGGCGCTGGCAATCATCAAGCAGATCGCGCCCGCTGGCGAGGAATTGCCCGCCCCGCTGCGCGCTGCGGCAATCGCGCTGGAAGAAATGCAGCGCAAGGCAGCAGAAGCGGCAAAGGCCACGCAAGACCTTGCCGCATCTGCCCCCAAGACCGGGTGGATGGGCATTGCCATCGGCGAGACAAACCTCCTGATCGGGCGGCTCATCGCGGCAAAGGCGGCGCAGGACGCGCTTGACCAACGCAGTATTGAGCAGCAGCCGGGCAATCTGGCGCTTGCAAAATACGGGTCGCGCGGCGCGACCTCTTCGCAGCCGGTCAAGACAAATGGGGCATCGGCGGGCAAGGCCGCTGGCCCTGGAATGACGACTGGCAGCGACCGGTTCGCAAAGAACAACCTGGGCTTTAACCTGCCCGGCTCAGAATTGCTTCCCGGAACTGCAACATCAGCTGGTGGTGGAGGCGGCGGCGGTGGCTCCGACCCCATCACGGCGGAAATTGAGCGGCTGCAGCAGGCGCTGATGACCGAAGAACAGCTTGAAATGGAGAGCTACGCCAAGCGCCAGGCGATGCTGCAGCAGGCGCTTGAGCAGCGGGTGGTGACGCAGGAAGACTACGCCAAGCTGATGGAGAGCGCGCAGGATAAGCACCAAGAGGCTATGTCTGGCATTGACGTTTACCGCTACGGGACGGGCCTGCAGCAGGCCGAGGCGTTCATGGGCGGCATGGCAGATGCCATGCAGGGCGGCAACGAGCAGATGCAGAAGATTTCGCGGGCGTTCGGCGCGGCGGAAGCCCTCATCAACGCCTGGCGGGCCTTCTCGCAGACGATGGCCGACCCGTCGCTGCCGTTCTTCGCCAAGTTCGGCGCCGCCGCATCAGTCCTGGCTGCGGGCATGGGCGCGGTCAGCGCAATCAAGAGCGGGTCAAAGACATCCGGCGCAGCCACGGGCGGCGCAGCGCGGGCCAGCATGGCCGCATCTTCCGGCGCCGCCTCGGGCGGGTCAGCTGCCGCAGCCGCAGCCCCCGACCAGTCGCAAATCGTGAACATTTCCCTGACCGGCGACAGCATCGGGCGCGACGGCATGTCGAGCCTGTTCGACCAAATCAACAAGGGCCTCGCGAAAGGCTATCGCATTGAACGGGTGAACTTCACATGAGCGTGACCTGGACGGCCGGCTATGCGGCAGTATCGCCCTATCCGATGACCCATGCGCGCATCCTTTACACCCCCGCCAGCGGCACAGCCACGGCGTCCAGCGCGGTTGAGGGATTTGAAGCGGCCCTGGCGCTGAACCCTGACACCTACAGCTACTGGCTCCCGTCAGCCATGCCCGCGACGTGGGCCGTGGACTTCGGCGCGGCAAAGGCCGTGGACGCGGTGGGCATCGCGGCGCATTCGCTGGCTGGGCAGACCGTGGCTGTCGATACCTGGAACGGCACGGCATGGGTCGAGCAAGTCCCGGCCTTCGCCGTCACCGACAACGGGCCGTTGCTGATGCTCTTTGCCGAAGTCACGACGGCAAAGGTGCAAGTCCGCGTTACCGGCACCGCGCAGCCGGTCGGTGTCATCTACGCCGGCAAGGCGCTGGTGATGCCGTCAAAGGCCTATGTCGGGCTGGGGCAAATCAACCTGAAGCGCCGCACTGAGTTCAAAATCAACCAAACTGAAGGCGGAATGTGGGCGGGCCGCAGCATAGCGCGGGTGTCGCTCATTGCGGCGTATCAGTGGACCCACATCACCGACGCCTTCTATCTGGTCAACGTGGAGCCGTTCAGCCTGTCGGCCCGGCAATACCCGTTCTTCCTCGCCGCACGGCCATCAGGCTACCCGGAAGAAATCACATACGCCTGGGTTGCGGCTGACATCGCTCCCGAGCGGATGGGCGTGCTGGACTTCTGCAGCGTTGGCTTTGAGGCCATCGGCTACTCGCGCGCCTAAAGGGAACGGGACATGACCACCGCGACCACCATCGGCCGGGAGCCAATCCAGATTGTCGGGCTGACGCAGCCGCGTTGCTCTAGGCGCTTCGGTGTCGCGCCGTGTGTGGCGAACATTGCGGATGGCCCGCGCTGCTATCAGACTTTTTCGACGTGCCTTAGCGTTCCGAACATCAGCTATACCGGGTCCATTGAGTGGCTGTTCAGCAAGTCTGAAACCCCGGCAATCGGGGCCAGCCCGATGCTGACATATGCGCGCACTGGCGAGGTCATCCGCACCAACCTCATCCCGTCGCTTGTCAGCGTGTCGGAAGCGGCTTCGCGGCTAAACGTCGGCGCGGCGCGGGACGGGGAAAGCCCGTTTGGCATTCGCTCAAGCGTCTCCGTGCAGTTCCGCGACATCCCGTGGAACGACCATGTCGGGGACTTCTATCTTGCGCAGCGTTCCGGCACGCGCGGCGGCTTCTGGCAGAAGTGGGCCGCGCGGAACCTGTACTTCAGCAACATGACTGTCGTCGTCTATGAGGGGTATCGCGGCCAGGCGCTGGATGACATGCAGCAGCGGCTCTATGTCGTTGAAAAGATTGACGGACCAGACGCGGCTGGCAACGTGACCCTCACCGGCATCGACCCCTTGCGGCTGGCCGACGCCAAGCGCGCCAAGTTCCCGCGCGTGACGGACATGGCGCTGGTGAACGCCATCACCAACGTCGCAACGACCGGCGTCATTGTCCGCGCCGCCCTGGCTGACCTGACCGACGCCTTCGGCAATGTCGCAACCAGATACATGCGCATCGGCTCGGAAATCATTGCATACACGGGGCAAACGGAAACTGGGCTGGGGACTGGGCAATACACCCTGTCCGGCGTGGCCCGGGGCCAGCTTGGCACGACAGCAGCCGCACAGACCGCCAACGCCGCCGCACAGAGGGCAGGGCGCTACAGCGTCATCCCCGCTTGGGACGCGATATACAACCTGCTGACGCAGCACACGGACCTGCCCGCCAGCTACATCAACAAGACGCAGTGGGACGCCGAGGCCAACCTGTATCTGGAAGGCTTCGACGTGTCGGCCACCATCGCCGAGCCAACGCCGGTCGAGCAGCTTTGCGGCGAAATCATGCAGCAGACCTCGCTCTACATCTGGTGGGACGAGCGCCTGCAGACCATCCCGTTGAAAGCCGTTCGCCCGGAGGTGGCCCGGTATTCGGTGACGGACGACGCCAACATCCTAGCCGGTTCGGCGCGGCTGACGCGGGACGCTGACGCATGGTTCACGCAGCTTATCGTTTACTATTTGCAGCGCGACCCCACGAAGGGCTTCGACCCTACGAACTTCGGGCTGGTGCGCGGGCGGGTGGACGGTGAGGCGGAACTGCCTGCAGCCGGGGACACCGTGCGGCAGAAGGTCATCTACAGCCGGTGGCTCATCAACGAGGCGCAGGCCACGGAATTGACGGTGCGGCTGCTGGGCCGCTTCCGCCGCGTGCCGCGCTTCCTGTCGGTGCGGCTGGACGCCAAGGACCGGACCATCCTCATCGGGGACATTGTCTCGGTGCAATCCGGCAGCGTCACGGACAGCGAAGGCAACCAGACGAGCGAGGTGTGGCAGGTCATTCGCGTCGATGAAATCGAGCCGGGCCATTCGGTGATTTACGACCTGCAGGAGTTCCAATTCAAAGCGGCCCGTTATGCCGTGATGATGGCAGACCCGTCAC